GAGAATGGGCAAATAGCTAGATTAACACACTACTTTAAATGATACGAATAGAACTATCTGACGATGAAATAGAATACAGCACTTACTTTCCTATTAGGGATGCCCATGACCTTATGTATTCATTTGAGGAAATGGTACGAATGTATACTCAGGCAGAAATAGAGGTTGATACTTATATCCTGGAAAGGGCAAAAGAAATTCATATTAAAAAGAATAATTAAAATAAAATACTTATATTTGAGCTTTCGTAGTTTAGTTTAGTTTTGAGGAGGGGTAACATTAATTTGTTGCTCCTTTTTTTTGTGCCTTAAAAAAATAGATTAAAAATATTTTGATTATTCGGGAACTTATTTGTAATATTGTGAGTATATTAAAATAGTATCTCCAGAGAGAGGGATATGTAAATTAATAAAACTAAACAAAATGAACGCACAAGATTTAAACAAATTAAGCAACACAATTACCAACGTAGAAAAACTTGACATTGTGTATAATGAACTACTATTGCCTTTACTAAAGATCCGAGCCGAACGAAAACAAAATGAGCTAGAAATAAGGGATTATGCTCATCAGAGAAGTATTTATTTTAGACTACAAGAATTAGGCTTTAGTGGCAACTTACAATACCTATGTTGCGGAGAAATGATGCCCTACTTAATTAACAAAGGGTTTACGGTAGCACATAGCTGTTATTCTACTACAATTAAATGGTAACAAACTAAATAAATTATTAACAATTTAAAACTAAACAAAATGAAAAACGAAATTTTAAATGCAATCAAATATTTAGACATAGACATGTCTAATGTAGGAACTTACCATGACTTATATGAGGAGATAAACTACAACGGAACTGTTCACGAAATAGTAGATGGATACATAGACATATATTACTATGACTTGAGAAAGTGGGCTGTAGATAATTGGGAATACGTAGAGGATGCTAACGAGCAGGGTATTGGAACTAATGGAATAGATTACCACAAAGATATTCAAGCAGGACAATACTTAAAGTTTGAGCAAATGGCTGTAGAAATAATTGAAGAAATATTTAATGAACAAGAATTCCAGGAGGTTAAAAAATAAGAACAATGAAAGAAAAAGAACTAATACAAAAGAGGATCCATGACATTGATACGTTTATGGCTAGTGAAGATAACGAAACTATTTTATCAGGAAAAGACGAGCATGGTAAAGATTTTATAATTATCTTTAATACCGTTGAATTACTTGAATGGCTAGACATTGATTACATGAAAAAGCAATCTAAAAAATATATTAATAACCTTTAAAATTAAACCAATGAAAAAGAAATTACTATTACGAATAGACGCAGAAACTTACAAAGAGATTGTAAGACTCGCAAAAGAAAACGATAGAAGCATAAATGCTGAAATTATTAACCGATTAAAGAAGTCACTATGAAAAACAAACAAGCCTTGTTATCCTTTTGGGATAATTTTAACACAGAACTTTATTACAAATATTTAAAAGCTAGACAAAAATGAAAGTAAAACTAACTCACTCTTTAGTGGAGATACACAAAGTACAGAAAGACCTTTACGAAGTATTTACTACAGACTATTGGGATAATGGAACTTACACCACTAAGGATGTTTCACACCACTCAACAGAGCGAGAAGCTCAGGAACAAAAAGAAATTAACAAACATAAAAACTTAAACAAATGAAAGAATTAATAAATATTCAAAGCGAATTAAAAGCACCTAAGAGCCAATATAATAACTTTGGTAAGTATAAGTACAGAAACTGCGAAGATGTCTTAGAGGCTCTTAAACCACTCTTAAAAAAGAATAAATGTACTTTGTATATCTCAGACAATATACTAGAGGTCGGAGGATTGGTATTTGTAGAAGCAATAGCAACTATACAAAACGAGAAAGGACAAGACGTATCCGTATCTGCACAGGCAGGAATTAACCCAAATAAAAAGGGAATGGATATAGCTCAGAGTTTTGGAAGCTCCTCCAGTTATGCGAGAAAGTATGCTCTTAATGGATTGTTCTTAATAGACGATACTAAGGATCCTGACACAGAAGCACCTCAACCCAAGCAAAAAGAAAAGATAACAAATGGCGACCTTTCAGGAATGATGTTAAAAGCTAGTATAGGAGATTTAAGGACTATAATAAAAGACTTTGAACTTACCAAAGAGCAACACAGTAAGGTAACAGAATTAGGTAAAAAATTAAAAAACTAAGAACTATGGAAACTATTTTAAGAACTGAACTAAAAACAGCAGACAAAAGAATAATAGTATTAGAGAGTACTATTGAAACTTATAAGCGTATAATAGCTGCTTTAGATGAACGAATAGAACTAATGGAGAGAAACCATAAATTTGAATTAGAAAACTTTTATACTAAAAACTCTGAACTATGAAAATAAGATGCAGCGCACTAGGTAAAATTATGACAAACCCTAGAAGCAAAAAAGAAACATTGTCAGCAGGATGTAAAACGTACATCAAAGAATTAGTAAAGGAAGATTTATTTGGTTATAAAACTACAATAGATTCTAAGTATTTAACTAAGGGAATAGACTTAGAAGACACTAGTATAGACCTTTATAACGAAGTACACAATACTTTATACCTAAAGAATACAGAAAGGCTAGAAAACGAGTTTATAACTGGAGAATGCGACATTAACGCAGAGGACAAGATTATAGACATTAAAAGCTCATGGAGTTTAGAGACATTTCCTGCATCTCCTGGAGATGTATCCAATAAAGATTACGAATGGCAGCTAAGAGCTTATATGTGGCTCTACGATAAGCCTAAAGCAGAACTTGCTTACTGCATGGTTTCAACTCCTGACTACTTACTAAAAGAATGGGATAATTTAGACATTCATAAAGTAGATAAACACGACCCATTTCTTAGAGTTACTACAATTAGTTTTGAAAGGGATACTGAAAAGGAAGAACTAATAGCTCAAAGGGTAAAAGACTGTAGAGAGTTCTACAATGAGTATAAAGACTCAATTTTGAATAAACAATTAATATTAACCCAATAAACTATGACAGATTTAGAATATTTTATAAACGAAACATTGCAAGGGATATCTGTTCCAGTAACAAATGAAAGGATCCTAAATGCTGTATGCTCACATTTCAGTGTTTCTGAGAAAGCTATAAAAGGAAAGACTAGGGGGAAGAATATAGTATTAGCTAGGCACTTTTATATGTTTCTTCTAAAAGAAAAAGAAGTATTTAAAACTTTGCGAGAAATAGGAGAACAAACAAATAAAGACCATGCTACTGCATTACATGCAATACGTAAGTTAAAATATTGGGTAGAAAACTACCAAGACATAAAAGAAATATATAATAAAATAAACCAAAAAATATATAATAATTAACTATATTTACAAACAATTAAAAAACAATAAATTATGGAACACGTAGAAACAGGAACAATAAAAGAAATTATGGACTTAAAAACTTTCGATAGTGGCTTTACTAAGCGAGAGTTCGTAATTACTACAAATGACAAATATCCGCAGGATGTTAAGTTTGAAGTAACAAAAGATAAAGCAGAAACTTTTGAAACCTACAATAATATAGGAGATGAGGTAACTGTAAAATTTAATATTAGAGGCAACTTTCATGAACCGACAAACAATTATTTCAACAATCTCCATGCTTGGAGAATCGAGAAAAACAATGCACAGACTACAGAGGAAGAAACTGTACAGACTGAGGCAGAAGATGACTTACCCTTTTAAGAAGGTAATACATTTATTTTTGGATAATGGTTATAAGTTAAAATAATTATTATCTTTGGTCCATACATCCTGCATGATGTTTACTGAATTAATTAATAACCTATTAGGGGGATGGATGCAGCCTGAACCTTAATAGGTTTTTTTATACACAATATTATGGCAAAAGATAAAAAGGGTTTTGTATTATATGCTGACCTAATTCATACTGTAGAACAGTTAACCTCAGAAAAAGCAGGAGACTTATTTAAACATATTTTAAGGTATGTAAATGATGAAGATCCAGTTAGCGAAGATATACTTATCAGCATAGCATTTGAACCGATTAAACAGCAGCTAAAGAGGGATTTAAAGAAGTATGAAGTAAGAGCAGAAAAGAGCAGGAACAATGGAAAGTTAGGAGGTAGACCTAAAAACCTAGAAGAACCTAAAAAACCTAGTGGGTTAATTAATAACCTAACCGAACCTAGAAAACCTGATACAGTTACAGTAACAGTAACAGATACAGTAAAAGATATATATAAACGAAAACAAGTTTTCAGAACATCCATTTCTAAATTTATAAAAGACAATCCTAATAAATACCCTAAACAACTCTACATAGATTTTGAGGAGTATTGGACAGAGCATGGCGAGAAGGATAAAAAAATGAGATTTGAGAAACAAAAGACATTCGGACTAAGTAGAAGACTAAGCTCCTGGAATAAAACAGGGTTTAATAATTATGAACCAATTAAAAAAGATGTAGTAGCTGTACCACATTGGAATAAAAATATTTAAAACTATGATATTAGAAAACTCAAGCGGAAAGGATTACCTAGATTCAATACGAAATGGCACATTTGTTTATGGCTTAAAAATAGGATGCGATTTAGACAACCATCTCAGGTACAAGCAAGGGAGTTTTAATGTTATGGCAGGACACTCAAATGTAGGAAAGACTAAATTTATATTATATTACTACCTATGTCTAGCTGTTAAACACAAAAAAAAGTTTTTAATCTTTTCTTCTGAGAATAGTACAGGAGGTATTAAACGAGATTTAATCCAGTTACATGCTGAAAAGAAGCTAGAAGATTTAACCGAACAACAATACGAATATCATTTTAATTGGATAAATGAACATTTTAAGTTTATAGACTTTGAGTCGTTCTACAAAGTGAACAATAGGTTTATGAATTTTAGAGATGTCTTTAAATCTGCTTTAGATGACTGCGACTATTTCGACGCTTTAGTTGTGGATCCTTATAACTCACTTGCAGTAGTGGATGACATAAAAGGGAATGCTCACGAAAGAGATTATGCAATAGCTCAGGAATTTAGAATGTTTTGCAGAATAAACAACAAAACTATTTATTTATTGGCACATGGAAACACAGATGCTTTGAGAAAGACCTATGCAAAAGACCATGACTTTTATCGACATCCTATTCCATTAATGGCTTCCGATATTGAGGGAGGCGGTAAATGGGTTAACAGAGCTGACGATTTTATTGTTATACATAGACTAACCCAACACCAAAGTGAATGGATGAAAACAGAAATTCATATACGCAAAATAAAGGAAACGGAGACAGGAGGAGTTATGACTTTCCTAGACAACCCTATAATATTTCACATGGATAAAGGAGGCTTAAGTTTTAATTGTTATATTCGTCAAGCAGATTACACACAGATACCACACAATGCAACTAACCCATTAAGCGAAAGACCAAAGGAAAAACAAATGGAATTAAAACCAAACAAAGGTTTTGAAAAGGATATTAACCACTTGCATGAACCAAAGAAAACAACCGATGACGAAGATTGGCTAACTGGATACATGGAGGAAGAAACTTTTAAAATATGAAAAAGAATTTATTAATTACATTTAGCGGAGGTAGGACATCTGCTTTTATGGCTAGATTTATACAAGTCAATCCTGCTTATGAAGATTATAATAAGATTTATCTTTATGCTAATACTGGAAAGGAACACGAAAACACATTAAAATTTATAAACCAATGCGATAAAGAATGGGCATTAGGTATTGTGTGGCTAGAAGCAGATGTAGTACATGAGAAAAGAAAAGGAACTAAATACAAGGTAGTAAACTTTGAAACAGCTAGTAGGAATGGCGAGCCATTTCAGCAGGTAATTAAAAAATACGGATTACCTAGTAAATTATATAGACATTGTACAAGAGAATTAAAAGAAGTGCCAATGCATAAATTTGCTAAAGATTATTTTGGATCAAAAGATTATAAAACCGCTTTAGGTATTAGAGCAGATGAACAGCATAGAATATCTAGCA